TAAAAGATACCCCATGTTGTACAGGCGCTATAATCTGCCCTTTGTGTCTTCAAAAACGCTGTGTCCCACGATTGTATGATGGATTCACATGGCGGAAGGTCATTTTTTTCCCATTCCTGCCACCATTCACGCTTAATTAGCGCTCCTTCCTCGGATGTGGGGTCTTGCTGGTACTGTGCATTCCATTTTGCCACTGGTAATTCAGCTTTTAAAGCGTCTAACTCTGATCTTTTCCAAAATTCTGGCCACAAAGTCTTGTTTGATGGTAGTATTGCAGGCAGTTGTATCACTTCCCAGTCATTAGAACCCTCTCTTTCGATAGATTTATTAATTATCTGCCCTGTTAAGTCTCTTTTTGACCATCTTGTCATCACAAGTATGATAGCTCCACCCGGCTGTAGTCTCTGCCTAGGTCCCGATGTATACCATTCGTAAACTTTATTATAAACTTCTGGGTTGTACTCGCCCATTGTAGCTTCCTGCTCGGAGTGGGGGTCATCAATTATCAAAATATCAGCACCCTTACCTGTCACGGCACCGCCAACACCTATAGCAAAGTAGTCACCACGCTTGTTTGTGTTCCATCTACCTGCCGCCTTACTATCTGTGGACAACTCTATGCCCGGAAATACATTCTGGAAGTCTTCGTTCTGTATTAAATTACGAACCTTTCTGCCAAAACCAACAGATAGCTCTGCAGTGTGTGCGGTCTGTATAACTTTCTTTTCAGGATATTTTCCCAAAAACCATGCTGGGAATAAATAACTTGCAAATTCAGACTTGGTATGACGGGGTGGCATGTTGATGATTAGCCTTTTTAAATCACCCCGGGCCACTTTCTCAAATGCCTCTGCCATTATCTCATGGTGCTTGCCATGAATAAAAGACGGCCACATAAGTTTAACGAAAGATAAAAAATTATCTCTTGCGTCTTCTCTTTCTTTTACTGATTCGTATTCTTCTACTAGTGCCAGAATCTCTTTTTGCTTCTCTGGAGGAAGCTCACTAATCTTATCTAGATTATCTTTTAAGATATTAGACAGATCATTCATTATTGCTCCATACTTCAGGAGGCCTGCTCTCTACGATCTTTTTTGCCAACTCAATCATCCACAAACTATCCTCTGTTTCAACTGAAGAAGAAACATGTAATACCTTATCACCACTTTCATCAGTGGTCCATCCTATTACCAGAGCATCTTCTAACTCAAATTCTTCTATTATTTTAGGAGATTTTCTGTAATCACTTAAGGTTACAATATTGTCTGACAAATAATTGTTCCTTTACAATATTTATAAATATAATATTTATAAACTTCTTTAATATATCTCTTACCTTCTATAGAATATTTATAAATATTAAAACAATAAATTTTATTTATACTATTTTTTAATAAATTTCAATAAAAAAAGAATCATATAGGCATTTTTTTTTAAAGTTGACATTATTTTACCTATATTTACCTACATTACTTTTTAAAAAGGGTACCCCTTTGTTAAATTTTAGTATTTTCATGTGCAAAATCATGTTGTGTTGTGTGTAGCCACGGCTGTGTGTCGGGGTGGGTAGGGAGTGGGTGGGGTTAGCGACTAACAAAAAAAAGTTTAGACCGGCCAAGTTAAAAGAACTTATCGTAACTAGCCGGAAAGAACTTATCGTTCCTAGCTGTAAAAGTTTACGTAACTTTTTTATTTAGAAATTATAGTGTTTAGCTTGTTCAGTAATTCATTCTCTATTTCTATTGAAGACCTATCACGTTTATCATCCACCTTTAAAACGTCAGTAAATAATCCATGATGCTTTCCTAAAAGTTCTAGGCCTTTTAATCTTACTGCATCAGTTACATTTACATCATCAGCCATCTTCTCGATCTTCTCTAAGATTATATCTGTTCGTTTGGCATCGTTCATACGATGTAGTGACATTTTCTGCTCTAAAAGGTGGTCTAGAAATATCCTTATGTTATCCTTTGATCTTAATCTAGATGCCAACATTCTAAGAGTGTTTGGTTTAATATCTTTACTAACATTATAATTGTTACGATAGGCATCAATTAAGCTCATGCCTTTTTCTCCATTACGCCCTATTATGTCATAGCAAAAGCCTCTCATTTTTTCGCTGAGATCTCCACCAATAACATTAGATTTTTTGGCCTTACTTTTACTGCCGTCATTATCACTTACCAATTTTAATTTAGGTTTATTATCTTTTTTGTCTGACATATTTTTATCCTCAAAAGTTTACGTAAAGTTTTAATATCATATTCCTTAGACCTGCGACCTTTACCAATGATACCACTTTATTATCTTTATTTGTAGTCTCATTTCGTGAAATATTCATTGCTGTCGATTTAAGAGGCATACAGCACATGTAAGCAGTTTAGGCTGTATTGCTACCTAAAAGTAAGTTTCAGCGTTTTTGTTGTGTACCTTGGATTACAGAGTATTTTGGTAAATAATAGTAAATAATAGTAAATAATGTAAACTTTACACTTGTATTATATGAATTAGTCTTTATATTAATAATTGTTAATACAGCCTCTGTTTGGCAACTCGTTTGAACTGTAAAGCAAACATCCCTTTCTGACCTACATGGGAAACTAGGCAGAAGATTTAGAAAGGCAAGAGCGATACAGCCCCCACAATTCAGTCTGATGAGGACAGCGATATGGGCTAGTAGTTTCTCACGAGTTTCCAAATAGAGGTTGTAACATTTCAAATCAATCAAATAACAATGGAGTATCATATGAATAAATATGAACAAATTATTAAGCACTTAGAACAAACCTTTGATGAGTTTGACAGAGAATACATTTCAAAAAAGATTGAAGATTATGAGTTCAAATACGAGGCCATTAAAAAGTGGTGGCAACAGCCTACTAAAATTAATGGTCGTGTTGATTGGTATCATCTTCACAAAGTTGGTGGTGGCAAATCAATGGCTGAAAGATTGTATGGCATCAGCTTTAAGATGGTCAAAGAATTTGCTGTCAAAGATGCTGAGGCTGTCATCAAAGCTAGAAATAAAAAGATGGCTCTGAAACTACAAAGTTTTGGCATCAATGAAATCTATAAGACAAACCTCGTAATGACCTCTGATGGATTTCATGGTTACTACAATGTCAGAACTGACAAAGGTAATAAGAGAATAACAATTAGCACAATCTTATGTGGTGGCTACAATATCCAAGCATTGCACTACAGAACATTGGTTAAAATATCTAAGTAAAATATGGGGGCAAGAGATTGCCCCCTCAACTGTAATGCAATGTGTGTTGCATCTGATGAGACCAAAAGGTCGAAACAGTTAATCAAATATGGAGATAATCATGAATAAAGAAAAATACTTAGAGAAATGTAAAATGCTAGTAAGACTATATACTAAATCAGTACAACAAGGTTTGGATGTAAAAGAACTCAGAAGAACGATGAGAAAGATAGCCATCGATGACATGCTTTATTATCGCATACGTGATGAGTTGGAAGAAAAAGCTAACAGATTTTCTTACATCTATAAAAACTCAGAGGATGGATACGTTGTTCCTATTACTGAGGGATGCGATTGCGATGGTGTTCAATATCGAAATGTTGGTAAGCCACAAAAGGCTGTGCCTCTTGTTCTAGAAAAGAATGAAGACGAGGCTTACGAATGGGCAGATGGAACAATGGACATTTACTATGTCAAACCATCTGTGGCATTGAAGATGGAAAATAAATCTGTTGATCGTGTAGCTGAGGCTTACGAAGATGGTCATCCACATTCAATAACTTTATCAGCCATATAGCCTAGCTGATGAGACCTAAAGAGGTCGAAACATTGAGCAGTATTTACTGCTCTTTGTCCTAGGATAAACAATTAACCGGAGTACTTAATGCCTAATAAAAATATAAATTTATCTCATGATAAATATAACTACAGTAAAAAAGAAATTACTGCTCACACTAACAGTATTAAAAAGATGGTTCGTAAATGCATGAACCACCTAAAGAAAAAAGAATACGAGTTAGGAATAACAACTGCTGATGTTGATAGAGCAGTACGTGTAACTAAGGTTATTAATTCTAAACGTGCCGGTGCAACAAATGCATGTGCATACAGCATCAAGATTAATCTTAGTTATTGGCAACACCTAGATGAAAAACATTATCACAGAGAATATAAAAGTTACGATAGTGATCCTCAAATAGGTGGTAGAGTATGCCTCAATCTAGATCATACATATCTTGTAAGTGTCAGCCATGAGGTTGCCCACCATGTACAGTTTTACAAAGGTGCTAGGATAAAGAGATTTAGAAACAACTACAGCAGACCACATGGAGATTGTTTTAAAGCAATCTACAGATATTTAAGAAGAGACCTAGTTAATCCTATCATTGATAAGGACATACTAGACAACGACAACCAACCTAAAACAACTGCAACAAAAGGAGAAACCATAATGCAGAAAACTAAATCAATCATTGCTGACGATGTCGTTAAGCAATTAGCTAAACAAGAGCAACAGCACAACCTTTTAAAAGGATCTAACAAGCAGAACTCTGCTGACATGAGTGCTATAAGAATAGATCAGTATGCAACATTAATGATACCAATTAATGCATTGCCAAGATCTGAGACCGGTAATATTTCAGAGGATGCGACCAATGAAATATTAACCACGTTACAGACACGTTGCGACATGACAAAAGGTCAAGCTGATTTGTTCAAAAGGAATTGTGTACTTTTTACAAACAAGCATGATCTACCATCAAGCAATCTTACCAAGACCTACATCTTGGATCTGTTTGCTAAGTTAGATCTTAAATCTCAAGCTAAGATCATTGCACATAACAAAGGAGAGGATGTTAAATCTCCATTGGATACAATCATCGATAAGCTAGTAGGTCTGAAGACTAAGACCGGTAAGCAAAGAGATGGTTTGATTATGACAGCAAAAGAACTTGAAGAGTTCGAGGTCAGACTAAAGAACAGATTTGAGATTGCTGACAAAGGTAGGAAAGCAATTGATGATGCTGAGAAAGAGCAGAAAGTTGTAGACGATACTGTCGAGGCTTTACTCTCTTAATCAAATGCACAAATTGAGGCACGATTAATTTCGTGTCTCTGCTTGTTCATTTGAACAACAACGACAATAACTAGAGGAGATGCCATTGTCACAGAAATACAAAGAATTCATATTCCCTTGGAATTATGAGTGTCGTTTTCCACAGAAAGAAAAAGCTGTGGAGAACTTTATACAAGATCAGTTACAAGATCTTACTAATGATCAAGTAATTGAAAAAGTGGTACAGCAGTATGGATCAGAATATAGAGATCTTGCTGTATCAATAATTAATAAATTTATCAATCAATCTAAATAAGGAGTATCGTATGCGAATACATGAAATGAGAACAGCAATTAAAAGCTGTATTATGAATAATTGGAGAGTAAGAGCCAATGGGGGCAGTAAGGATAACCTAGTCCATCCTTATGCTGAGAGTGGTGTTGGTCAAGGTAAGACAACATCTGTCAGATCATTGGTTACTGATCCGGATTTATTATCTTTAGCTAAAGAATTATTTGGCTACGATAAAGACAAGCTAGGTTTTTTAAACTTTAGCTTGGCACAGCTAGATCCTAATGAGTATGCCGGATGGTTAGTACCGGCAAAGGATGGCGAAAGCATGAGGAGATTGCGACCCATGTTTGTGCCTATTGAGGGATGTGGAATTATATTTGCTGACGAGGTTGCTCAAGCAAACCAAGTTCTGCACAACCTATTTGGTCAAGCTGTGGATGAACATCGTGTTGGAGATTTTATCATTCCGGATGGATGGGTAATTGTTTCAGCCGGTAATCCTTTATCTGCAAGAGCCGGATCTAATAAGTTGCCATCACAACTTGCTGACAGATTTGATTTCCTTAATCTTGAGGTCAATACTGACGATGTATTAAGTTACTATGCATCCAATAATGTTGATCACAGAATTACATCATGGATTAAGTTTGATGATCAGCATCTGCATAACTTTGATGTATCAGCATCCGGCAATGCTACACCAAGATCTTGCCAACGTGCCGGTGTTTTAATTGGTATGGATATAGATCACAGCACATTAAGAGGCATGTTGAATGGTCAGATAGGCGAGACAGCATCAGCTAGTTTAATGGCTCACATAAAGCTATATGAAAAGCTACCGGATTTTGACAGCATTGTTAAAGATCCTAGCACTACACAAATACCGGAAGATCGTGGTGTTTTATTTGCTTTGTGTGGATCACTAGCTAGTAAGATGAACATGACAAACTGTGCAAGTATCTTAACTTATATCCAAAGGATACCGGAGCAAGAGTTCATGGCATTTATGCTTAAAGATGCAGTACTAAGAAACAAGACCTTGGTTACTCATCAAGCTATGAAACAAGTATTGGGATCTCAAGGTAACTTGAAAGACCTATTACTTTAAAACTTTATATCTGTGGTACTGCGTACCTGTAGTGCCACAGACAAAAACTTTACGTAAACTTTTTTTGGAGATTTTAATGCAGAATTTAAAACTAGAAGATAAGTTCTCAAAGATTAGGATACAGCTACTATGGGATCGTGACGATCAAGGTCATGCTTTTTATGGTGCTGTCTTAGTCAAGATGAAGATTATCGAAAAGAACAGCATCAAGACATTTGCAACTGATGGCAGAGATATATTCTATAACAAAGAATATGCTGAGAGTTTAGATTTCGATCCACTCAAAGGTGTTGTTGTTCATGAGGTTGGTCATAGATTTCTTATGCACCATACAAGACAGCAAGAACGTGATGCTGAGATTTGGAACATAGCATGTGATTTATCAATGAACCAAGTTCTTGAGAGATCCGGTTTTGTTTTACCAAAAGGTGCTTTGTTTGATCCAAAGTTTGATGGATGGATGGCTGAAAAGATTTATAATTATATCTATCCAAAGATCAAGGCTAAACAGCAACAGCAACAGCAACAAGGTCAAGATGGCCAAGGAGATCCATCAGATAATGGAGATCCTAGTTGGCTACAGCCACAATCATGGGGCAACATTGAGGACAATGTTACTGAGGGCATGTCTCAAGCTGAGATCAGCGAAGAAGAGGCTGATGTTAAAGAGGAGATATTCCAAGCTGTTCGACAAGCTAAAGAACGTGGAACATTACCGGCAGAGGTCAAGCAAATGGTCAAGGTTATGAAACGTGCTGAGATCAATTGGGAAGACGTTGTTGAGAGACATCTTGAGGGCGATGTTCCTCATAATTACAGCTATCGTAGAATACATAAAAAGTTCTACTACACTCATGAGATGATTGCTCCAACACTTGAGCATATTGGTGTTGGTCATGTCGTTGTAGCTGTGGATAGTTCCGGCTCTGTTTCAAATAAAGAGTTGCAGTATTTTCTTGGTGGTCTCAATGCTATGGCATTAGATCTTAAACCAAAATCTGTAACTGTAATTACATGCGACAGCAAAATACAGAATGTTATCAAGTATGACCAAGGCGATGAAATAAAAATGATATCTGCTGATGGTCGTGGTGGTACATGTGTTATGCCGGTGTTCAACTACATCAAAGAAAACGATCTTGAGGTAGACAGCTTTATTTATTTTACTGACATGGGCATACATGATTTTCCTACAGAAGAACAGCCATATCCGGTTCTGTGGGTAAGCACAGACCTACGTGCTGATAATGCACCTATTGGTCAAACAACCTATCTGAAAGTGGCTTAATGCTACTTTTAGATAAAAACAAGGCTCTAGGAACGTCACACAGAGGCGAAACGATATGTCTGTGTGTGATTGTACCTAGGGATTTTAACTATGCTGATATAGGAATGTGTGTTCCTACTGACGATTGCGAAAGCATGAAATCAGCCAACTACTATCATTATATGGAGTATTTTATGATACATAATTTTGGAAAAAAACAAGATCCCAAATCTCAAGTGGTTAAGGATCAAATAGTCTTAAAGCATTATCTCAACTTTTTAAACGAGGGATACAAAGCATTTGGATTAAACGAAAGACAAAAAGCTAGTCTCGTAAAAGCCGGATCTAATTATTCATATCATGCAGACGATTTATCTGCTGAAGAAAAAGATTTTGTTTTTATGTTTACTAAACACAAAGATCATTTTGGTAATCATGGTTTAGACAGCATTTACAATTGTAGTGCTTGGATCAAGCAACACAGAAAGGCTCGTAAAGATAAGTCTGCCATTTACAGCAATAAGATTGATGGCAAAAAAGTGTTTCGTAAAGAACGTAATTACGAGCATGGTTTCTTTAATGGTCAAGCTGTTAACAGCAAGTATGCTGTACTCACTAATGCATTTGCTAAAAAATGGTGGGATGACAATATGGCTAGAACCAATGTCAAAATTAGTGCTGATGCATTAAGAGCAGAAACAGTTATTAAACCATCTACTGTAGGAAGAGCAGATAATTGGCAATACTACGAAAATTTCAATGAGGTCTCTTTGTCTCCATCATGGTTTAAGAATGTCTACATGAAAGGTTTGGCAACCACAATATACAAAAGCAAGACAGCATTTGTTGCTAGTGCCAAGCCTCTTAAAGTTTCTGACAGAATTACAGCTAATGGTCTTGAGGCTTATACTGTTGATATTATTACAAGCCACGATGGTATTATCAGTATGGAGAAAGATCTGTATTATTTGGTTTACCAAACAAAGGCATGGACAATTGAAGAAACACAGCAAGGCATGGGCAATATACCTTTTAGGGGCAACGACAGAGAAACTGCTCAAACTTACAATAATCGTAGGTATAACATAGCTGAGACTATAAACTGTGCATCCTCAAACTTTAGAAGAGCAGAGAATGTCATGAGTGGTAGAGTTCAGCGAAACATACTTAATGCAATGGGAGTGTAAAATGCTTAATAAAGAATTTATTAAAAATAAAAAGCTAGTAAAAATATCTAAGTTACAAGGTAAATTAACAGCATTGATACATACTGAGGTATACATAAAAGATCAGATTAACAATGTATATTACGAATTGGAAAAGTATGGTGCTGAATTAAATCCGGAAAACTTTAGAGATAGTTTTATTACACATAAAATTATAACTTGGCTCAGAGGAGAGATCTCTGATGTTAAATCATCTCATCACGATGATGAGGTAGACAGCAGAGAACTTGGTATTCTTGATGGTAGATTAGAATGTGCCACTAATCTTTTAGAGCAGATAGAAGAATGGGAGAAAGATGATGGATAAATTAGATAGAATATTATTATTTCTCTTAGGCATTTGTGTTATGCTTATGTCATTAGTTACTTTGTCTGATCCTAATGGATATTATATGCAGAGTGTAGAGGGCATACTGTTTACATTGTTCATAGGATCAATTGGTTTAACCATGATACTTGTAAGTTTTTACAGTATCTATTTTAAAGAATAGGGGGAGAGACCACTCCATAATGTGGGCAAAAGTGGATGCCTTTGGTTTATGCATTAACCATACGTCAATGCTGTACATCCCTAAATGCACGTTCCCTCGCATATTTTTATACAACGTGTATCATGGGCAAAACTGAGGTCTCTTTAAAAATGGTTCAGTTAATGTACGGAAAGCCACAAAAAAAGGCTCTCAGAGCCTCATACAGAGGGGTTGGCAGACCTCTCTGTATGAAACCTACCAAATTAACCTAGATGCTCTGTGCGAAGAGTATTCGCTCATTAAGGGGAAATTAACATGACAACAACATATAGCAAACTAAAAGGTAGATCTAAAGGCTACCGGTATCGTAATTCAATAGTAGATTTACAACGTGAACTCTATCAACGTAATGCTAAAATGACACCAAAAGAATTAGGAATGGATGAAAGATTTGAAGATGATCCTAGAGCCATTCGTGAAATTGACGTTGGAAGAGTAGTTAGAAAACCAACTGAGGTTATTAAAGGATCAGTTAATTCTATTTATAATAGTAATAATGGCGAATAAATTACTCTTACACATTAGTCCTACAATCAAAGACTAAAACTTTACGTAAAGTTTTATAAAAAAATAGAGCCAATCGAGGAGAGATTGGCTCTATATGTGTAGCATAATAGTATATGAGAAATAATACTCACACCTAATTAATAAGTGCCACTAAAGCATTAGTCAACTATTTCCCCAAAATTTATAAAATTTTTCTACGTGATTGCATATAAAATCAAAGTTCCCATCCACAGCAATCCATTCATTTTCCCATTTCGTGATTTCTTCATCGTGTATAATTTTTTTAAAAATTTTATATGCTGTTTTGTTTCCAGTATCTTTTACGTAAGAGAAACAATCCATAACTTTTCTTTTTAGCATCATATGTTTCTCACTCAATCCCTCGTGTGTAGCCTCGATCCTAGGATTATAATTCGATGCCCTAACTCCAACAAATCCGGATTTGCAATAATCAGAATAAAGCCTATCCATTATTCTATAATTTGCTAATGATATACAATCATGCATGAGTAGCCGGTCTAAACATGTCTGATCTAATATCTTTATTCTAGCTTTATTGGTGTTGCCTACAAACTCTGCTTTTGCAGTATGTTGCCCATCATATACTCTAAACTCATCGTAATTTTTTTTACTTTTTTTAGAAACTGATGTCTTTGTACTCTTTTGGCTCATAATAGTTGTCGTATTTTTTATCGCTTTTATTTGGCTTTAGCATTTCAGCGACATCAGATATTTTTTTATATCTAGATGTTAGGCTGTCATATTCTAACTCACATTCCCCAATAGCACCAACCCAAGAAAATCTACATTTCCAAACTAGTATCTCAGTAACATTACTTTGAGATGGATTTGGCCTATGAACAGTTAATCCTACATCTGATTTACTAAAAAAACTAGCAGAACCGGCAATATCATACCCCTTTGGTGGTGGCACAGTTCCATCTTCTTTCCTAACCATCTTTGTTGGATGAGCAACAAACCATATGTGGATGCCATGTGCTTGTGCAAAAACTCTAAGTTTTGTAAGCATATCAGATATCCAATCAGTTTCAGATGTAGTTATGTCTTTTGCAATATAGTTGTAAGGATCTATAACACAGCCTCGAATACCAAATCTTAACACAGCAGTTTTAAGTCTCTCTAAAATGCTGTCTAACGTGGATAGCGAACCATCTGCTTGATAAAGAAAACAAAAGTTATCAGATATAAATTTTTTACCACTCTCTAATTCGTGTGTAGTCATTCTTGGTGTAATGCCACTAAAAAATGGTTTGCCAACATATTTACTAATTAGTTTTGCAATGTGTATTCTTGGCTCATTTTCAAAAGAACAAAGACCAAATTTCCATCCTTTTTGTTTAGCTATATTTATCATTATTTGATCCACAAACTCTGATTTACCGGATGACGGATGACCGGTTACAACTGTTAATTGACCCTCAACAATTGTGTATAGTTTATCAACATCTTGATATCCGGTGCTTGTTCCACTACCAACACCATTTACAAAAATCTCATCAACTTGATCGTAAAAATGTTCTGCATCGTATAAACCTGAAACCGGATATGGGATAGATTTTTTTACAATATCTTGTAATTTATCTCTACCATGTTTGGTTAATATTTCATTGGCATCCTTACAATCTTTTGGATAAACAATTTTAAAACATTTATCTTTACCAACTCTCCTAGCAATTTCCTCTTCCATAGCTTGTCCAGCTTGATCGTTGTCCATAGCTATTATTATCTTTTTGCATTTATCTAATTTATCTTTTGAGTTCCAAATAAATTTAAATTTATTATCATCACGAGGATCTATCTTGCCATCAACAACTTTCATAACAGCACCATGAGGTATTGAAATGCTGTTTGTGTAGCCTACTTCCATAAACGATAGGCAATCCATTTCTCCCTCACAGATTATTATATCCTCATCTTTGTTTATATTATCCACGTTGTAAAATCTGTCTGCTTTACCAAAGCTAGAAAATCCTTTATCCGGAAAAGATCTAACCTTTGCAAATTGATACAATCCTTTTCCATTCTGATAAGGAAAAACTATACAATCTATTTCTTTTTTTATAGATCCTATATACTGTTTTGTGGTTTTTACACCGGCTTTTTCTGCTGTTTCTTTTGAGATTCCTCTGCTGTTTAAGTATTCTAAGCTATCTTTACTTTCTCCAATGCCAACCCACTTGTCAGCTATGTTTTTATTGATGCTTACAACCTTTTCGTCTTCCACAGATTTTCTCCTCGCCATATTTTCATCGTTGAATTTTATGCCACCATCTTCTCCACAATGCCAACAATAATACATAATCACATCATCGTGTACTTTTAACGACAATGTTTTTTGCTCTCTTTTTTTTCTAGTGTGGGAACAGAATGGGCATATCGCCTTGTGTTGCCCATCTCCTAATTTTAAGGCAACACTTCTTAGTGAGTGTTTTATCTCCATATTAATCTCCTTGCTACACAATTCATAATTATTTTAAAACAAAGAAATCGTCAACAAAAAAATTTAGGTTTAATATTTATAAATATATTACAGAAGTTTATATATATATAATTTATATATTATATATTTATAAATATTACATACTGCATGTTTTGTTTTGTATGACCTTTCTAAGTTTCTCCCCTAAGTATCTAGCCACCACCGGCTTACTAGTTAATATTTCTTTTATTAATTTTTCCATTCTGTCTGAATTTAAAGAGCTTAAATCACAAACCACAATAAAATCCTCTGAAATAATCCATTCGCCAACAGATAACTTTTGTCTTTTGTTTCCAAGATAAGCATCAGAAATCGCTTGGCAAATCACATGTTTCCAAAGTCGAGATTCTGATGTGAGTTCGTGGTGCGTTTCTGTCCAACCCCCAATAAACGATTTTCTGTTTGACTTGTCTGTCATTAACATAAATTTTTCCTTGCATACAATCTAGAACAACACTCTCGTCTAGATCCGGCCTTCTTGATGCATAGTATATAATTAACTCCACTTTCACATTTGTTTCAATAAGATTTTCCAATTGAGGACATTGTTCAGCAAAATTTTTTTCATAATCTCTAGCTTTTTGAGATTTTATGAGTGCCATTCTTTTACCAAAATGCACTATTTTTCTTGAATTTCCCTTTGATGCCGGTTCTCCGTAAACTATAAAATTAAAATTTTTATTTATATTTATTGACATTATTTTACCTATATATATATTTATAGTAGCATAATAGGAGATTAATATGAAAATTACCAATAAGTTTGGTATGCCACAACCTTTCGTAGACTTTGCCATAAACGACAAGTACAGTAAAGGTAAAGCTGATATATCAGTAACATCATTAATCGATAGTCCAAGAGTTAGGATAATGAAAGATGTCTACAAAGAAGACATCGAAGTTGATGCTGTAGATATGGTTTGGGCATTATTTGGAACTGCTGTACATTCAGTTTTAGAACAATCAAATCCATCAAAAGATATAATAACTGAAGAGAGATTATATTCTAAATTAAATGGTTGGATAATATCCGGTGCTTTGGATAGACAAGAAATAGTTGATGGTGTTTCAACAATAATTGATTACAAAGTTACATCTGTTTGGTCAGTTATTTATGGCAAAATAGAATGGGAAAGACAGCTTAATTGTTATGCTTGGCTGTGCAGAGATAAACATAAATTCACTCAGCATAAAGTTGGTGCTTTAAAAATATGTGCGATCCTTAGAGATTGGAACAGAAGAGATGCTGATAAAAAAGAGGATTATCCAAAAGCACCAATAGTATTTGTGGACATACCAATGTGGGATGATGAGGTAGCACACAAATATGTATCAGACAGATTATCATTACATCAAGAGGCTCAAGTAAATTACGATTTGAACAATGAACTACCACTTTGCTCAGACGAAGAAACATGGAAAAAAAACGATACTTGGGCAGTTAAAAAGATGGGTCAGAAAAGAGCATTGAGGGTTTTAGATAGCGAAGAAGAGGCTATCAAATATATGAGTTGGCACAATGAAACTGACAAAGCATATGTGAAGAAAGCAAATTTGGAATTAGAATTTCGTGGTGGCGAGTACACACGATGTGGCAACTATTGTTCAGTTGCTGATTTTTGTAACCAATATAAAGAGAGGTCAAAATGAAAGAACAAAAAACAAAAAAAGTAATTAAAAAAGTTAAGAAGAGTGGCTTTGTTAAATTAAAGCCAAAGATATCCGGAATGAGAGAAAAGGATAAATCTTTAATTGCTGATCATATAGAAGAGGCAACTAACAAAGGAAAACCTATTAAAAAGTTTTTCTTGATTAGGTGGTTTAATTACATTGGCAAAAAATACAACGAGTTCGTTGATAGAATGTTTGGTATGTAAGATGAGCGATAGAATTGATTTATGTTACTTACCAACAAACGGATTGTGCAAAATAAACGAGGTTCTAGATGAAAGTTTTTTTCCACAGAACAAAGAAAATATCATTACACAAGAATTGATAACCTATGAAAAAGTGGATACCGGAATAAAGAAAACCACATTCCAAAGAAACTTTCTCAAGACCTCGCATTATGACAGCACAAGAACAGAAATATTTTCTACAGAGGAGAAAGGTTAGTAGATGAAAAGTGATATACCGGAAAAGGTAGCAGATACCTTGAGAGAAATAGGCATGACACCAAAACAAGCCGGTTGGAATTGTCATGGTACTTACGTGTTACTGCATAAAGCATTAGAAAAAGTTGCTGTACACAGAAAAATAGTTTTTAAAGAGCCAACAATTTTAGAGTGTAATTCTGATAAAAAAATCGTCAGTTTACTTGTCACCGGAACTATGGGAGACAAATCAGAATGGTCTATTGGAGAGGCATCTCCATCCAATAATAAGAATAGCTATCCATATGCTATGGCTGAAAAGAGAGCCAAAGATAGAGTGATCTTAAAATTAGTTGGTCTTCATGGCGATGTATATGCAGAAGATGAGGCAGATGCATTTAAAGAAGAAAGACCGGATGAAATCAAAGGTGGAACTTTAGATAATGGATCTGATGTAGAAGAAAAGACTATAGGTGTTACAGATATCAAAACAGAAAAAGTTCAATACATATCTACAAAAAAAGGTGCTGAAGAGGTCAAAGAAATATTCTTAACTTTCATGCCGGACACCAACATTGATGAACTCAGAAATTTTAAAAATTCTAATGCAGAGGCTTTGATAGCACTAAAAGAATTTGACCCTAATGTTTTTGGAGAGGTCTCCAAGGCTTTTATAGAAAGGGCAGATAAACTCAAATCACAACAAAAGGAGAGTTGAATGAGTGAAGAGAAAAAAGACTATCCACCTAGTGGAACATTGTTTATATCAACAAATAAAAGAACTGAAAGATCTCCGGATTATACCGGACAGTTTGAATTACCTTACGAGGTAATAGAAGACTTGGTTAAGCAAATGAAAAATGGTGTTAAAAAGCCATTATTTAATATTGCCGGTTGGAAAAAGTATAGTGCCAAAAGTGGTAAAAACTTTTTGTCTATAAGAGGTAGTATATATGATCCACCTAATAAAGATGAAGAGAAAAAAGAAGAAAAGCCAAAAGAAGATTTTTCTGCACTTGAAGATATAACATTTTAATGGAGGTTGTAATGGATGATATTTCAACAAAAACAGATGTGCCTAATGTAAGTTTCGAGGCTGTAAAAACATCTATGATGCAAGACAAAAACGGAACTAACATAAGACTTACCATACACCCTAACGATGTTCCGGCTGAGTTACACAAGGATTGGGTTGGCTCTAGATACATGGTTGTCATGGTTAAGTTAAAAGAAGATGGCACTCCGGATAAGGGGGATGAAAATGCCACGATTGAAACTTAATGAAGATGCATTGGATGGTGCAGAGTATTTAACTACTGATGGGTTGGCCAAGTTGTTTATGGTATCAAGACAATCCATAACTAAGTTAATAAATGATACTGAACGTAATTTTCCAAAGCCATTTCCTCTTTGGAAGACAGACAAGCGAGAAAAGCATGTTTGGAGTAAAAAAGAGGTTGCAGAGTGGCTTGAAAAACAAAGAAGTGAAAAAGTTACGTAAAGTTATGCCTAGGAAAAAATACGAATCGGAAGATAACCTAGACAAAGAAAAAAATATTTTAAGGCACATGTCAGTAAAATGGGATGTGTCTTATTCTAAGTTACCAATATCTTATAAACTAGATTATGCCATGTACAGAGATGAAAAGCTGTTAGGTTTTGCTGAAGTAAAATGCAGACAGAACTCAATACATGATTTCTCAACTTACATAATATCTTTGTCTAAGGTAATCAAAGCCAGAAGACTTGCATCTGTGACCGGAACAAAATCTGTTTTAATTGTTAGTTGGTCTGATGCTACCGGTTGGATAAATTTCTTTTCAGACTTTGATGTTAAGCAAGGTGGTAGATCAGATAGAGATGATTGGCAAGATCAAGAGCCGGTTTGCCACTTTGATATTAAGGATTTTAAAATAATTTCACACTCTGATTTGTCGGCAGCCGAATAAAGGACAGACATGAAAATTGATAAAAAAGTAGAGAACATGCCATGCAAAGTGAATGGAGCTAAACAAAATCTCAATGGCTATATTATTTCTTCTATTGGCTATACTGAAGAAGAGATATCCAAACAAATTAAACTAAATCACTTGGCAAAACATTTAAGGGATCTAGCAGACAAGCTAGAGAGTCAAACTAATTTTAATAAAGACTTAGATAGTTTTTTAGTTAGGAACTCTTTAGATATGAATTTGACCCAAAAGAAAGCAAAGAACGATGCAGAAGAAAGGTTTAAAAACAAAGCTAGTAACAGATTAAATGCTAGAAGAAAAGCTGAGAAAAGGTTACAAGTTAGTGCCTATAAGCAAGAAGTGGGGTGTATGGCTTGTGGATATAAAGACAATCCGGACATACTGCATTTTCATCACAGAGACCCTAACACCAAGATTGATAATATCTCTAGATTGGTTGGCAAGAACCATTCTATGGAAAAGATAAAAGCAGAAATAGCTAAATGTGACTTGCTTTGCATTAGCTGTCATCACAAGGAGCATGGACTAAAATGAAACTAGCAGACGGATACGAAGATGCTTTTGTTGGCACTACCATAAGTGCCTTCAGTAGAAAACAAGTGGCATTGTATGATTACGACAAGTGCATAATGATATTGATGCATGATAATAATTGGAGTGAAGAAGAGGCTGTAGAGTGGTTTGATTATAATACAATAGGTGCTTGGGTTGGAGATGATACACCCATATTTATTAATCAACACAAAATCAATGATATAGAGGACTATTTAGATGAAGAATAAAGATAATATTAACAGACCAAAACACTATCGCAAAGGTAGTGTGGAGTGCATTGATGCCATCAAATCAGCCCTAGGCGAGGGCTACGAGTATTACCTACAAGGAAATATAATTAAATATGTTTGGAGATACAGGCACAAGCACAAGAGTAGCTTAGAAGATTTGATGAAAGCAGAATGGTATCTCAAAGAATTAATAAAAATAAAAAAGAAATGACTATGAAAAGTCGTTCCCCGGCACGGGGAAGCTAGACTAAAACTTTACGTAAACTTTTGGTCAACTACTATCATGCAGTTTGTCTTATGCCTACACTTCTCATTAACTGAATACCTTTTCTCATGATCTCTTGTATTCGTTCTCTACGTAATTTAATAAGTTTTTGTCTGACATCATCTGACAGTCGAAGATTTCGTTCTAACTCTTTGATCTGTCTCAATAATCTGTTTCTTGCGTTATCTAAAGCCTTAAATCTACCATATATGCGTACCTCGTCATCGTACCTAGCGATAAGTTTACGTATAGTTTCGGGATCACCTCTTCTTCTTGCTAAGTCAATTCTAGAAAATATCGTGTATAGCTCTTTTCTCTTTTCTAAATAATTTTGTGTATCTACTCTATCTGACGGCTGTTTTATTACTTTTCTAATAAATGGTATTCTATTTGGTAAATTACCCTCAAAGTCTCCGGAAGCTATTGCCGGTATCACATCAAAAACTAAATTAGCTGATCTGCCTATAAAAGCTCCAGCACCTCCTATTACATATTCATAAAAATATTCTATTGTGTCAGGAGATATGTCAATCAAACCACTTTCTACTTCATCTCCAAATGTTAAATCGTTTATAGTTTGTACTATAAACTTAGAAACAGCACCGGTATTTGTCCAATGTGTATAAGCGTCAGGCACATTCGTTGTTGAGTACATAGGCGTTTCTTTGTATATAGGATCGTTTCTGTAATTTTTATTAATATACATTTCTACTGCCGGTTTAAAAGCAGTTGGTATTACGTATGTTTCAAAGTTTTCTATTGCACCAAAAGGAGATAATGTTTCCATAGTTGTGTCAAAAATACTATTTGCTGCTTGACCAAAAGTATATTCGCCTCGTGTGTAGCGGCTAAGAGATCTGCCTAAATTAAAGGGCATATTAAGTCCATAAGCCAATGGTATTGCTATAAACTTATCTTCCATTAAACCAAAAGATGGAAATATTAAATTATGCTCTAAATCATATTCATTTAATTTATCATAAGTTATTGGATCATCATCTTCTGACGGATCGTCTAAAAATGCTAATAGTTGATCTTGCAAAAATCCATAAACTATTATGCCACCTAATATTTTTCTTACCTTTTTAGATTTATAAGCCGCATTGTATATAGCCATACTACCTTGCAAAGATGCGTTATAAAATAAATACAAAGAGTTCATAAATACTTTATCTTCACCACCTTTAGCAAAGTTTACTGTTACGTTCCTAGCTGCTTCGGCAGCCCTAGCATCAGTAAATCCTCTTTTTTTCAAATTAGTAAACGTGGCAACACGAACACCATTCTCAATAACGGTATTGTAATCTTCTAAAAACTGTAAAAGACTTCTTCCTTTTTTTCTAAAGAATCCATTTCTTTTAAATCCTAATGTTTTAGCTTCACTAATATCCATTAACAACTTACTAAGATTCTCCATTTGATCTTGTACAGTTCCCATTTGGTTAGTGGCGTTCTTGCCACCTGCCTTTACAAATTTTAAATATTCTTGTGACCAATAACTAGATGTGTCTGGTGTTCTTTTACCAAAAGGATTTGCACCAACACCAAAAACTTTTCTAATCCCATTTATAGCACCAGCCACATCTCTGGTTATCTCTTTTGTAATACCTTCTGCATCATGTTGTTGTATATTTACTAAAGCTGTTTCCAAGTCTTTTGCAAAGTTTGGAATAACGAAAGCTGGGTTGTAAGAAGTATTAACATTAGATAAAAATCTATTTAATTTAGATAAAGTTCTAAATGCAACATGATGTGTTTTAGGTTCGTAATGATGCTTGAAAGATCTGGACATACTTTCTCTGTAAAAGTTTACGTAAACTTGTTGACCATTCTCTTTTATTGCAATCTGATGTGGGTCCATAGGCTCTGCTTCAGTTGTAATTTCTGCAAAATTTTGCTGTAAATCTGTAGCCAACGCATCGTTTATAACCGTGCTACCATCAGGCTGTTCTTCTTGACCTCTTAATAATCTTAAAAGACTTTGACCTACTTTATTTCTTTCTGATCTATCTATCGCTCTTTGGTTTTGGGCAATAACTGATGCAAAAATATTTTCTGCATACTTGATACCACGGCCTCTAGCTACTTTGTCCTCTCTTCCTAAAGCGCCAAAGTAATTAGTTGTTTTACGTAATGTGTTCTGTCTATCTTCTTTCATTTCAACATCAATATCTAAATCACCACGTAAAGGCACATAATATTTAAATCTAGCACCCTCTTGATGCTCATCATATTCTGCTTTATCTATTAATCCACTTTCATATCTAATATTATTAGTGCTATTAACTATTCTTCTAGTTTGTTTATTAATAAATTGAAAAATATCTTTATTTGACTGATCTAAACTGTCGAACCAATCTAATATTACATCAGCCTCAGACTTTGATAATCCTGAACCATTAGGTCTGGCATAACGATTTGCTATATCTATGTTTCTCTCTTTTGCATGCATAGCGTAAAGATATATATCTGTTAGAGCTAACTTAATATCTATTGAAGAGTCTATAGTTTTATTAACTAATCCCTCTCCTTGTTCTTGCGCAGCGGCTCTAGCAGAGGCATTTTTTAATTCTGTTAATTTTTCATCAGAAACTTTTATTTTTTTAATTTCTTCAATAGTTGGTTTAACTATAGTTTCTTCTAAATCAGTTAATTTATCTCCTATAATACCTGAAGAATTTACCTCTCTTAGATAGGGGTCCATAGCATCGGCTATTGTGTAGCCTTTATCACGCAATTCATCCATCATTGCGCCAACAGGTTGAAAAGAGTCTTGATATTTTTGCACTATCTTTTGTGCGGCCTGCGCTCTAGTATTGCCAAATAAAAATGACTCAGGCACTACTTTAAACGCTTTAGCCAAAAACCCTGCTAAATTATTATATCTTATATTTAACTGAGCCTGTGCAATGTCACGATCATTTTGCTGCGCCTGTCTTTGTCTCTCACTGGATGGTGTTGCTCTTATTCTTGAGCGTCTAGTCTCAGGAACTCCGGTAGAATCTCTTCCAATTCCGCTGTCATTTCTGGTATTCCTTCCGGATACATAAGGTTTAGATAGTTCTGTCTCGTAACTGGCATCCCTACTGAATTCAGATATTGTATCAGAGGGTCTTGCCCAACTTGGTTCCGTAAATCCATCTGGGGTAGCATTTATTATCTCCTGTCTTGTTTGATCTAAAGTTAATCCACCGTCAATATATGAGTCCCAAATTCCATTTATCTTATCAACATTTTGTTTTTGATTTTTGAATGTATCTGGAAATAATCCTCTTATTGGCTCCCATGTTATTGATTGCATTTGTCGTGGCAAAATACCTCTTTGCTCTGCGGCTCTAGCATATGCGTCAGCTATCAACCCATACATACCTCTGGACCCTGTAATAGAAGAGTTAGGTATTACACCATAAATTTTTGATCTACCTTTTTCTGTATAAACACCAAAGTTATGGTCAACTTCTACTGACTTGCCACTTAAAGGTTTTAAAAATGCCGCAGCTACTGCATGTGTATCTATTGTAGAGTGTCCATCTGGTGACATAGGCGAAACCATATTATTATGAAAACTTCTAACTTTGTGTCTATCTCCTAATAATATTGATATTTGCTGTAAAGATTGTTCCCCTTTTAAACCTATCGCCTCTACTGCTGAGGAAATTTCCTTATTTGAACCCCAGCCTGTTAATTTCTTTGTTCCATCTTTTCTTCTTGCATAATCTAAAAACTGACCCTCGGGCGTTATTATTCTATGACCTCTATCATTATATGTTTCATCAAATATTCTAATCCACATTGCTTTATGTAAAGAATGATTTAAATTATCTAAACTTGTGGAATTTCTATTTGGATTACTAATATAATCTAATGCTTCTTTGTATTGAGGTTTACCAAAAATACGTTGTGCAGTTTCCATCATCTCTGGAGTAAATTCTTTGTCACCATGATTTCTACTTATATCTAATACACGCTCTGCTAAAGAAACATTCATATACCAATCTTTCTGTGGCGATTGCGCAGCAATAACAGCAGAGACAATTTCTGGGCTATAATTATATGTTTTTGAAAATCTATCTACAATATCTCTGGCACCGTCATACCATAAAGCAGACCTCTCTCTAAATTCCACAGGATAAGAATCATGAACAAATAAAATATTATCTGTCATGGCCTGTATATGATCCTCTATTATTTCTTCGTTTGAAAAGTTTACGTAAAGTTTTGAGTTACCTGATAAATTATATCCTTTAATTAAATTAGCTGCTTGTTCAGATAATCTAGAATCATTTTTAATTATATCACCGTTTATAAATAATAGATTAGTAGATGGATCTGCTTCTCTTTCTTTAGCTGTAGGAAATCTTGTGCTAACTGTATGTTCTTGTCCCACAACTCTGGTTCTAGATCGCATGGTTCTTTTTGCATCAACACCACGTTTTTGATTTATGCCATCTTTATATGCCTGATCATACTTCTTAGCTTGATAAGTCTCTGGCACTCTCAACTCATAAAACATAGCCGCCATAGTTCCACGGAAAGGATCATTTATCCAATAACCCGTAGCACCAGACTCTTTAATCATTCTTTCTTTGGCAGTTGTTATGTAATTTACACGACCAGTTGAGTCTTTAATATCAGGTCTATTTTTATCTAATTCTGCATTTGCTGCATCGTTGAATTTTTCTGGGTCTGCCTCCCAATCATACATACCTTCATATGGCACATCCACTTCGTATATATTATCTCCTAGATTTTGTTCCGGATTATAACCATTAGGATCAGATATATTCACAGCAAAATAGCTTCTAGCAGGATATCCCTCAAAAGTTCTTCTCCTCTCTTCTCCCCGCATAAATAAATTAGACCTTTGTTTTTCTGGGTCTATGCTTTGCAGGCCCTCGATAGGAGAGAAGTGTGTTAGCTTGACTGTCCTTTGCGGAGATAACTCAGGTTCCCTCCTTTCTTTTGTCGGTTCAATCGTGCTTCGTATAACGCTCCGTCTTCCATCTCTTCTTGCATCTCTTCCTCGGTCAGTTGCATCATCTCTTGTTTCACTAAATCGTTCATCTTCTCGAATTGCTCTTTCATCTATTGCTCCTTCTATATTATTAGCTAATCCCTCTGTTTGCACAAAATCAGATAGTAAAGTTATCTTTTGATCTGCGTATATTGTTTCTTCAGCTTTATTTTTGCTATTTCTATTATGGTCTCCAACAGCGTCACTGTAGTTAAGCCATGAGTTTTGTCCTCTTGTTTCTGTAGTCATAGCTCTAGCGGCTAACGGGGTATACATACGACTATGTGCCTGCCATGCATTTTCTTCACCTCTAGCTGTAAATGTAGCACCTTCTAGTGCATGACCAAAGTAATCATGAACTATTCTAAATAAATCATTATAACGTACATCACGGCCATCAATAATCTCACCAGTTGTCTGTAGTAATGGGTTCTCTGCTATGTCTTGGTCCGTTATAGCATCACTACCAAAGCCATCGTCTGTAGCGAACACCCACATATGATTATTACTAATATCTTGTAAAAGATCTTTAGATCCTTTTGGATAAGGATTACTTTGATTGGGCTTAATAAACTCTATTTGTATTCCTGTATCTTTTATAAATAACCACTGATTAAATGTTTCATCAGCCATAGCTTTGTATGCCTGTATTACTTCTGGATTAGTAGGATCATGCTTTGCTTCATCAAAATCTTTAGCTATTCTTCTAGCTAACTCTTCGTCTACTTGCACATACCTATCGGGCCTTGTGTTCTCCATGCCAATAGACTGTAAATATCTAGACTTAACAACATGCGCTATAGGTAAGGGTCCTATAGAACCTCTGTGTAAATCTGGCAATCTATCAATAATTATACGTGATCTACGTGGCTCAGTAATAGTTTCAGGATCATCAGGCTTTCTGTCTCTCCTGCCTATCTGTTTTTCTGTTTCTGTTGTGCCTATATTTTCAAAAATTTGCTCTGTCTGTGAAAAACCTTGATCTGCATGCGAACCAAATATAGCTTTGAAAAAAGCAACAATTCTATCAAAAAGACTCTTTGGCTTACCGCCAAATTTAAGTTTACCATCAGTATAGTCTCTATACATCTCTGCAATAGCTTCTTCCACTATTTGTTCATTTGGCATACCGTCACGTATATAAGCATGAGTAGCTCTTTCATAATATGTATAACTTCTTGTTGTATCTGTGCCTTTTGATCTTTTGACATATTTTCTTGTCATTGCAGCTTTTTTTAATATGTCATATTCTTGATCTGTAAAAACATTTAAACTTTTTAATGCATGAATAATTTCATGATTCATGACACTCCCTAATTTTGCCTGCAACTCAGCATCAGTCATATTAGGATCGTATATTTCCATTGCTAACGCTATGATACGCTTACCATCAGGTGAAACTTCTTGTATGCCTTCAGTTATGCCTATATCTTGTCCTCTTGAAAGATCTTCTGTTAACTGTGCAGCGTCTAATAATGGTCTACCCTCTAACCTTACATCAGTTAATCCTATTCTATTTAGCTCTGCTCTTAGAGCATCAAGAACACGCTTTTGTTTTAATACATATTCAGGAGTTTCTTTTGTTTTAGTAGCTTGATCGAATACTTTTTTAGGCGCAAGTGCAGGAGCTATTCTTCTAGCTTGTATCGTTTGTTGACCTTGCACAGCCTGATTAGCTTTATTTTCTAAATTAAAGGCCTCTAATTGTATATCACTATATCTTTTTTGTAATAAATCTAATTGTTGACTATTAGTTTCAAGATTAACTGGATCGTTACGAAATATATTTCTTTGCTTTCTTAGTCTATCATCAGCTTCTCTTATTTGCCTTGCTCTTTCAGATAAAGCTCTTGCCTGTTCAATAAAATCTAAATTTACATCCACCTGACTTCTAGGCGAATACTTACCTCTGCCGTCATATTGCAATACACCAGATCCTAACATTTGCGCCAATGCACCATCAGCAATATCATCTGGCATTTTTTCTTTGTATAATTTTTGATATACTCTTTTTGCTGCAGCTCTATTAATTATTTTTTGTTTTAATAAATTTTCTTGAAATTTTATTACTTTTTCTTTTGTCTCTTGTGTTATGCGCTCTGCTTCTAATTCAGCCTCTGCAATTTCATCTAATTTAGGCTCTTTATTTAAAGTGGGTTTTTGTAAAATTTTTTCTCTTAAAGATGCTTCTGAGCCAACAACTTCTTCTAATTCTTGTATTGTTACCGGATCATCTACAGGTATACCTTTTTTTAATTCTATTCTTTGTTTACGTATTTTAAATGCTTCATCTTCTGGCAAACTCTCTAATTTCACAGAATTATATGGAGTTGTAGCCTCTCTTGCAGCCTGTAATGTATCTTCAGTATTTTTTCTTTTTTGATTTTCTTGGGCATCAATTACTGATTGATTGTCTATATCAGTAACAGGATCACCAGATGGTAGGATAATTGGAGCATCGGGTGCAGGCAATCCAAGGCCCGGACCCTCTATTAGTTTTACTTGTTTATCTTCTTGGGTTTTTAAATAATCTTTTGCATTTTGAGCCATACTAGCATTTTCTCTAGCAGCTTCATCTGCATCATCATCTAATTCTTTTTGTTTCTTTTCGTATTGATTTACTCTTCTGCCTCTGATGCTGTCTAATATTAAATTTAAAGCAGCACCTGCGCCACCACCATACACAGCATCGTCATATGCACTTTGTCCGACCTGTGCATCAGGATTGTAAATATTTTTTTCAGTCAAATCTTGCAGTATACCTGCAATTAATTCTTGAGAACCTTCAGCAATACCAACACCAATGCTTCTTTTAATTCTTCCGCCTATAGTTTTTACTGCTTCATCAATATCTTTTTGATCTACTTTTTTTAAAATTTTTAAAGAAGCACCCAAACTTCTGCTTAATGCAGCAAAAGGTATAGCCTCCGATGTACCAATTAAAGCACTTAATAATACAGCATCTGCTTTTTGAGAACCATCTATAACACCACCATTCTCTAAATAATTAGCAATCCTATTCATTTGATCTTGTGATGTTAAAGCTGCACCCTGAGTAGCAACAGTACCTAAACCTAAATACGAAGCAATTTTAGGGGCAGCGCCTGCAACTGCCAAACCACTTTTAACAGCCCATCCACCTGCTAAAAAAGAGGCAAGAGACCCGCCTGCTTGACCAAATTTACTATAAGGACTTTCATTAAAATCAAAAGTATCTGCTAAAGCTCTACTAGCACCCTTAGAAAAATTTTGTGCAGCTTCCCCTAATCCTGTCTCACCGGGTGCTACATCATATCCTAATCTTTGTCCAACACCTTCACCTATTGAGGCTATACCACCGGGTAAATCTGTAAAACCTCTTATAAAACTTCCAACAAAACTTTTAGGAACATCAATAAGACTGCCCTCTTCTTCTTTTGTTTCAGGAGCCTCTAATAAAACACCATCTTCTCTAGCAATATATTTTTGTATAAATTGGTCTTCTGCTGCAGTGGGCCTGTTACCAGCTATTAAAATAGGGTATGTTTTACCAGTTAAGTTACTTTTTACATTAATTGTACCCATTTATGCGCCTTTAAGATGGTATGGCTGATGCAACAGGTAAATCTATACCATAATCCTCTGATAAAAGATTCATCAAATATCTTTCTTGTGCAGCTAATTGATCCCTAGTTTTATCATCAATTTCTGGTTTAACATAACCTAAATCACCGGGTTTACCATAAAGCTGCTCTCTAGTTTTATTAAGATTGCTCATGATATCACTTGCAGTTAACTTGCCTTTCTTTCTACCGGAAGCAATCTTTGCTCTAGCATTTATTAAATCAACAACACCTTCTTGATATCTTTTATTAGCATCTCTATAGGCTTCTAGGCCCGTAGAAGCACCCTCACCCACTGCTTGACCCAAAGTTGGTGCATCTGATGCTAAAATGCCAAAACCTGCCTGTGCGATAGCTAAAGCTCTATCTAAGGCTCTTTCCTTCTGCAGACCCTTTTGTAAATTTAAAATATCTTGCTCTACGGAATCAGATACTAAAGGTATTATATCAGGTTCTATAGTATAATTAGGCACATTACCTCTTACTCCTGTATTCTGAGTAGTGACATCTTTTGAAATATTTTCAACATCAGTATTTTCATCTATCTTTGCTTTATCTTTTTCTTCTAATCTATCTAATATTTGTTGTGAAGTACTGCCAGTACCAGCAAAGCCACTAGATGCCTTTATGACACCACCTTCTGCATATCTTCTAAATAAGCGATCGTCAGTCAATCTTATAGCTGGTTCAATCATATCTCTAGTAGGAGATATTCTTGCTAAACCTTTACCGCCCATACCTATTAGTCTTCGATTTTGATTTCTAGGGTTGGGGCGAAAGCCACCTCTGTCTACAAATCCGGGTGGGTATCGACCTACAAATCCTAACGGACCTTTCATATCTTGATTATCTAAATCAACATTAAATTTTGACTCTGCTTCATTCTCTATTTGATCTAAATAAGGGTCTATTTCTTGACCCATTCTTTCTCTTATTTCATTACCAAACTGAGCTAACCCACCTGACCTCATATTGATAGGTGCATTTGTTCCTATACCCTCTGAAGCAGCGCTTGCAGGAGCCATTGCTTCAGCCATCCCAGCTATGCCAGATTGTGGAACTCCTGCCGCAGCAACAACCTCTTCTGCAACTGTTGGGGCTTGCTGTGCTTGTCTAGCGGCAAACTCACCTTTTACCCTTTTACGTCTATTTAACTCTGACAATACAAGAAACTGAGGAGCAGAGCCGCTTGGCTGTTGCATTTCTTTTATTAACTGATCTTCAGAAAAGTTTTTTAAATCATCTTGTATTTGTAAAACATTCATCATCCGCCTGTTAATCCTCTATATAATCCTAATCCAGCTATACCTGTACCTAATAAGTCTTTCACAGGATTGTATTGTTGAAATTTAGTAGTTTCTGTTGATGGCTGTACAGGAACACCACGAAGAATAGATGACAAAAATGTTAAATCTTCTCTTGGCATATCTCTTTGTCTAACAAAATCTTCATATGCCAAGTCTAACCCAGCCTGTTCTCTTGCCTGCCTATCTTTAGCAATCTTTTCTAGTAATTGTGCGGATTCTATATCACCTGCTCTAGCCTTTTCTCCTAATGCAGCAAGTTGTGCTGATTGACCAGACAAGCTCTCTGCCGCAGACAGACCTTGTCTCTCTGCCGCTAATCTTGCCTCTCTATCTCTTTGAAACTGTTGCTGTGCTTGCTCAAATGCTTTTTGTTGACCAACAGCTTGTATTTCACCTAGTTGTCTTTGCAGCCCCTCTCCAGCAAGAGCTTGAGCTACAGCTTGTCTTGAGCCACCAAACGCACCAGCCTGAACAGCATCAGCATCTCTGCCTGCTTGTTGTCTATTAAAATCTAATATAGCTTGTCTCTTTTGCACATCTAATACATTTTGTAAATATGGTGACATATATTGTTGAGCTTGTTCAGATCCAAAGTCCTGTGATTGAAAGCCAAGCCCCTCTATAGCTCTTCCCATACCTGCTGTTGTACCCGCTGTTGCTTGACCTAGGCCGGGTATTCCGCCCTCTGCCACAGCTCTAGCTATTTCTCTAGATCTAGCAGTGTCTGTATTTTCATCTGCAAGCCTTTGCCCCTGATATGGAGTGTATTCTCTTTTAGATTCAGCCTCTGCCCTTTTTATCATGTCTATAGCATAAGGCTCAAAATATTTAGGTAATGAGCTTTGTACTATGTTTTGTTCAGTTGGCTGTTGTGGTCTTGATCTACCTTTACCCATTATTAATCTCCATACGATAAGCTATATATTCAGGTTTCCAATTATATTTTTTTAATATTTTCATCCATGCTTTTCTGCCATATCCTTCTAAGTGACTGCAATCACAATCTTTAGCAAAACTAGATAATTTTTCCATAGCTATAGGTAACCATTCCATCATTCTTTTACC